CTTGAAGTACGGGTATTTGCCCTTTCCATGTTTGAAGTTGTAAGGGTAGCCTGGGGAATTTCTCATTTCCAAACCAGCCTCCTCGCCATGACTCGTGCCATCCACCCCATTGATGGCCTCGTCCAAAGTCAAAAGTCTTTTCTCTCCTTCGAATTGCGTGAATTCATCCTTCATCGCCTCCACCACTTGATTGACCTCATCAATATCACGAAACCAAAAGGTTTGCCTGTTTGTTTTCTTGATGATGTCTGCATCGAAGTCAACGCCCTTGTCAAGACGGGGGTCCTTTGGTGAAAGGACCGCCGGTTCATGGGTAATCGGAAAGATTTCTCCATGAACAGGGGATGGTTTGATAGCTGTTTTTGTTGGTTGGTGACACCTATCTTCCTTTCCCACAGTTCCAAGAAAATGATTTGTTTCAATTGCTTCCTGGAAATGAGGGGGAACATCCTCCTTGACAATTTTCGTTGACGTCGATGGAGACAACGAAATGGGAAGCATCTCCTCAAGTGCGAGCAAATGTTCAATGCAGACTGGAGAAGCTCCCATGATCGTTCCATTACCCCAAGTGTGGATTCCAATCATTTTCCCAATTGATCCAAAGTACTTGGGATTGTGAACAATCCAAGGATTGCCACAAGCTCCGGCGGTTGACCTACCATTCCCACAGATTGAAAGAGGGGTAGTGGTAAATGAACCGTCAGAAGCTTCCGTCTTTTGATTCGCGATGAACCGCATTTTCGGAACCCAACTGCAAACATTCCCAACTTTGTATCCAGACTGATTGTCAATTCTGGACAAATCCGAAGCAGAGATGATGTGCTTCGTCATGTCAGGAAAAGAATGCCCTGTCCAACCAGTGTTCCAAAGGACAACGTCAGTATCGCCTTCCTCATAGGAGAGTTGCGCACAGTTTTTGCTGTCAAAAGTGACCTCATAGTTGTAATCGGCCAAAGATCCATTATCGTGGGATCTCCTCTGGACCTGGATGATCGTTCCTTCAGGGAGAGTATCTATGAAATGCTTATTGAGAAGGATCAAATTCTTCTTCCAAGCGAATCCACAAGTAACCTTCCCATTGCCCCTCAATTGAACGGTGTTCTTCAAGTAGGTTCCAATTCCTGGGAACTCTGTGTCCTGATGGCTTGGAATTGGAACTTTGGGCCTAATTGGGTTTGCAACCCTTCTGACATCCATCTTCCTCTTCCCGCCAGAAGCTGGTGATCCAGCAGAATACCAAGAGACTTGGTGAACTGGATTTTCCTCCTTTCCCTTCCCGAACAACCAGTAACCAACCATTGCAGTGGCCGTCATTCCAGCTGCGACCTTCATGATGAAGACAGAATACTTTTTGATGGAAGCAATGATGCCATCAAATTGTTCTGAAACTCTTTCAGTGTTGGTGACCCACTCCAAAAACGAAATCGCTTTTCCAATGCCTGAATTTGCTGGCATTGGTTCAGGTCCATAACACCTACGGTGTTCAGGATCCATCGATCCCACCATTTTGTCTTCACCATGAAAGGCGAACATGTCGGAAGAAAACCATTCTCCTCTGAACTCCTCGGGTCGGTAATCATTGATGGGAATCTTCCAGCCTTCTTCCGCAACATGACTCCTCAGATTGCCATGGACTTTTGATGTTATCCAGGTTGATTCAAAGAATCTCAAGTCATAAAGCTTCTGGAACTCTCTTCTCAGGATGTCCATCTTCCCTTTGTGATGAGTCTCGTTTTCCAAAACACGAGCAATTTTGCTCGTAATCCTCGCACACAGCTTTTTGTACGGAGAGGTAGTGGCTGATTGGAAAACCGGGATCGATTGTTGTTCATAATCATCCAACTCATCAAAAGATGGGAAGAAGTTTGGTCTGGAATCGTCCTCATGAGATCTCGTTGATGAATTCACTATCCTTTGTTCATTAGTGATACCTTGGACGATCTCATTGATGATGTCTTTGAAGAGGACCTTTTCTCCAGATTTCGGATGTGCTTGATCTGGAATCCTCACCCCATTCTCCATTCTCTGCCTGTAGAAGTTCAGGTAGGAGTCTGGGTGTACAAATCTGTCACCCATCCGATCCTTGTCGATTTTTGGAATCTTCAGTTCCACGAAAAAGCAATGCTCATACATCCTGTTGTAAAGAGCCCTGGGCTCAGTGATGTATTGGTCCACCTTCGGGTGGGTTTGGTTCATTGTTAGAATAAGAAGTTCTGAGAGAAACTGGGTTCCCTTCTCCTCCAACGATGCCATGTTCACCCTATATGGAGCATTCCCAATCATGTTCATGAACCCGTTCAAATCTTTTCCTTCCCTCATTTGGAGAAAATCGTCGATCATGGTGATCGGTTGTTGTGCATATCCGGACATGAAATCGTCAGTTGATGAGTTAATCATGAAACATGTTCCATCGGCCCAGCCCATCTTCTCAGCCACGTAGTGCGACACCACGTGAGAGGACAAATAAGTCTTGCCACACTGAGGTTCTCCCATGAACGTGATGACTGTCGGGCGAACCCTGATTGCAGTGGGTGGTGTCTTCCTACATTGGTCGGCCAATTGTTGGATGTAAAATCCAGTCTCCTTAAGATTCCTGACATAGTTGGTCGATTTGTCTGTGACGATGACATTTTTCAAAATCATCTGAGCATCAGGGGCCATTGAAATGACCTTTCTCCTCTTCTCTGGATCAGACAAGATGCTGTTGATCCCCTCTGCTTTGAGTGACAGGGACTCATCGATGAATTCAAAGATCATTTTCTTGTTTTGCCTGATCCATGAAATCCCACAACTCGGCTCCATTCCAAGGTACTCCACCTTGATTTTGTCGACCATCCAGACCACACCATTGACCAAGGCCGACAAACTCCC